CCAAGGGTGCGCGTAGCGCCAGCGGCAAGGGCTAACTCGTGGGAGGACGTGGCCGACCTGGCCGCGACGTTGGGCATTGCGCTTGACGAGTGGCAGGAGCAGGCGTTCGAGGCTGCGATGGGTGAGCGTTCGGATGGCCGGTGGGCGTCGAAGTTCGTTGGCATGTCGGCTCCGCGGCAGAACGGCAAGTCGCAACTGATCGTGTCGCGGGCGCTGGCTGGGATTCTGCTGTTCGGTGAGAAGACCATCATCATTTCGGCTCACGAGACGGACACGGCCCGCCAGGTGTGGCAGCGCCTCATTGACGTGATCGAGGACAACCCGTCGCTTGAGGCTCGGGTGACGGGTCGGATGAACGCGGTTAACCGTGAATCGCTGACCTTCGGGTTGGGGCTGGACAAGCAGACAATCAAGTTGAAGGCGCGCAGCCAGTCGGGTTCGCGTGGCTTCTCGGCCGACTGTCTGCTGTTGGATGAGGCGCAGATCCTCGGCAAGCAGGCGTGGGGTTCGATCGTGCCCACCATGTCGGCGATGCCGAATCCGCAACTGTGGTTGTTCGGGACGCCGCCGACATCTACGGATGACCCGTTCGCGTTCACGCGGGTTCGTGAGTCAGCAATGGCGCGCAAGGCTCGTCACTGCTGGCTCGAGTGGTCGGCTGAGGATGACGACGACCTCGACGACCCGGAGACGTGGGCGAAGGCAAACCCGTCGTATGGCGTTCGGATCTCGCATGAGGCGTGTGCCGATGACCGTGCGGCGATGGATGACGACCAGTTCCGCATGGAGCGGTTGGGCATGTGGTCGAAGGGTCACGCGAACCGGGTCATCCCGGAGCAGGCGTGGGCAGATGCCGGCGACGAGTTGTCGGTGGCGGTGGACCGTTTCGCCTTGGGGGTCGAGGTTGGCCCCGACCAGGCGAAGGCGTCGGTGTCGTTGGCTGGTCAGCGGTCGGACGGCTCCTGGCATATCGAGCTCGACGACCAGCATGACGGTGCGACGTGGCTTGCCCCGTACATCGACGCGCTGGTTGCTGCTAACCCGCAGATTCGCGCCGTGGTGGGTGACGTTGGTGGCCCACTGGCTGCGTTATGTGAGAAGCGCAATGACCGCTGGTTCCTCAAGGGCAGTCAGGTTCAGATCACGCCGCTGGCGGTGAAGGAACTGGGCGCCGCGTGTTCACGCCTGCTCGTCGGCATTGTCGACGGCTCCATTCACCACACGAAGCAGCCGCAGATGTCTCTGGCTGCCTCGGTGGCCGGCAAGCGGAAGTTGAGTGATACGGGCATGTGGGTTTGGTCCCGTTCCTCTGCCACCTCTGACATTACGCCGATCCAGTCGGCGACTCTTGCCCTGTGGGGCGCCCAGAACTCGGCTGTCAAGAAGCCGGCACAGTCTAAGCCGAGGAAGGTTGTGGTGTTGCAGTGAGTATCGCCCCCGTCTTCCTCAGCTTGATCCAGCCTTCCGACGACGAGACGCAACTGCTGAACGTGATGGCGTCTCGCCTGCAGGTGTTCGCTGCGGCTAACCGTGAGGCGGAGGACTACTACGAGGGCTCGCACCTGACGCGGCAGCTCGGCATCAGCATCCCGCCGTCGATGCAGAACTTGCGCACGGTCGCGGGTTGGTGTGGGACGGTTGTGGACGTTCTCGAGGAGCGGCTGGACTGGCTGGGCTACACCTCCGACGGCCCCGACTTGGGCCTTGACGAGATCTACTCGCAGAACATGCTCGACGTTGACGCCGGGCTGGCGCACCTCGACTCGCTGATCTTCGGCACGTCGTTTGTGGCGGTCGGGACTGGGCTTGACGGTGAGCCTCGGGCGCTGATTACGCCGCATTCGCCGACGTCGATGACTGCGCTGTGGGACCGGCGCATTCGCCGCCTTTCGTCCGCGTACTCGCAGGTTGTCGAGGACGGTCAGGTTGTCGAGGCGACGCTGTACCTGCCCGATCAGACGGTCACGGTGGAGCACGCGAACGGTGTGGGCGGCTGGAAGGTCGTCGAGCGGGACCGGCACAACCTCGGCCGGGTGCCGATCGTGATGATGCCGAACCGCACCCGCGGCTCGCGGGAGTACGGGCGCAGCGAGATCACGAAGGCTGTGCGCTACTACGCCGACGCGGCGATGCGCACCCTGCTCGGGCTTGAGGTTAACCGCGAGTTCTACAACGCCCCGCAGCGGGTGGGTCTGAACATCGCCGAGGACGCTTTCACGGACGCTTCCGGTGCCCCGGTGTCGCAGTGGACGAGCATCCAGGGGCGCGTGTGGATGATCCCGCCGAATGAGGACGGGCAGCCGTCACCGGACGTCAAGCAGTTCAGCGCATCCTCACCTGCCCCGTACCTTGACACGATCCGCGGTTACGCCCAGCTCGTTGGTGCGGAGGCCGGCATTCCCGGCGCATACCTGGGGTTCTCGACTGACAACCCGGCCTCTGCTGACGCGATCCGGGCCGGTGAGTCTCGGTTGGTGAAGCGTGCCGAGCGGCGTCAGGCGATCTTTGGTCGTGCGTGGCTCGAGGTGGGCAGGCTGGCCCTGCTGGTGCGCGACGGTTCCGTTCCTGCCGAGTATGACTCGGTTAGTGTCCGCTGGCGTGACGCCGCCACCCCGACTCGCGCGGCTGCGGCCGACGAGGCGACCAAGCTGATCGGTGCTGGCGTGCTGCCGGCTGACTCGTCGGTGACTTACGACCGGGTTGGGCTGTCTCCTGCGGAGCAGCGTCAGGTTGCGTCGGACAAGCGCCGCTCGGGTGGCTCGGCTGCGTTGCGGGCGGTTGCTCAGGCCGCCGCGGACGGCAAGCCTGTGGTGACGCTCGATGCACCCGCTCAGTAAGACGCTACGCCGCGACCTGAACGACCTCACGGACATCGCCCGCAACGACTTGCGGGTGTTGTTCCGGCAGTTCGACACCGCAGAGGCCGCACGGCAAGGGCTGTTGGACGTCCTGCCGCGACTGGTGACTATCTACGGGGCTGCGGCGGCGACGTTGGCTGCGGACTACTTCGACGACCTGCGCGACGCCTCAGAGGCCAAGGGCAGGTTCCGGGCCATCCCCGCCGAACCGGAGACGGGCGGCCTTGACGCGCTCGCCCGGTGGGCAGTTGGGCCGATGTTCCAAGCGGCCCCGGACCCGCTCGCAGCCTTGAGCCTTGCGGCTGGTGGCGCGCAGCGCAGCATCGCCAACGCGGCCCGCCTGACGGTTGTTCAGTCGTCCCTGGCTGACCCTCGCGCCCAAGGCTGGACGCGGGTCGGGCACGGCGAGTGCGACTGGTGCAAGCAGTACCTCGACGGCGAGGTCCACTACGTCGAGGGCTACGACTTCCAAGCCCACAACAACTGCGGATGCACGGCCGAAACCGTTTATGGCTGACCCGCCCCTTGAACCTCCCGCCCTGGTGGCGGGCAAGCACAACGCCCCAGGAGGGCTAACCCATGTCCGATGAGCAGACCACCGAAGCCACGACCGAGCAGCCCCAGGAGGGCGCCGAGGTCAAGACGTTCGATGCCGAGTACGTCGACAAACTCCGCAAGGAGGCTGCGAAGTACCGGACGGAGGCGAAGGCCAACGCTGACGCCGCCGAGAAGCTGGCGAAGATCGAGGAAGCGAGCAAGACCGCCGAGCAGAAGGCGGCCGAACGGCTCGCGCAGATGGAGGCGCAGACCAAGGCTCTCGAGGCCAAGGCTGCTCGCGCTGAGATCGCGTCCGAGACGGGCATCCCGTCCGACATCCTCGCCGGCCCGCAGGACTCAACCCCTGAGTCCATCAAGGCTTACGCGGACCTGCTCGTCGCATACACGGAGAAGGCAGGAAAGCCTCGCCCTCCGAAGCCGGACGCCAACCAAGGCCGTTCGGCCACTGGTTCCGCCAGCACGGCCGACCAGTTCGCTGCCGCAATCGAAGGCAGCTTCACGCGCTAACCAAACATGAAAGGTAGGTAACCGGCATGGCTGCTGGCGACCTCAAGCGTTCCACCTCCGGTGTGAACCTTCCCGCCCCGGTCTCTGCGGAGATTTGGGCCACCACCCAGCAGGCGTCGGCTGTTATGGCCGTCTCCCGCCAGATCGCGCTGCCCGGTTCGGGTGTCTCGATCCCGATCGTCACGGGCGACTCTGTTGCCAACTGGGTTGCTGAGTCGGCTGAGAAGCCGGTCTCGCACGCCACCCTCGGCAACAAGACCATGACCCCGTACAAGCTGGCCGTGATCGAGACCTTCTCGATGGAGTTCCGCCGCGACCTGCCCGGCCTGTACGCCGAGCTCGCGCGTCGCCTCCCCGGTGCGCTCGCCAAGAAGTTCGACGAGACCGTCCTCGGTGGCACCGCCCCCGGTTCCGGCTTCGACGTGCTCTCTGGTGCGCCGGCTCTGACCGTGGACGGCACGAACACCTACGCCGACCTGGCTGCCGTGTTCAACGCTGTCGCCGCCGCTGGTGGCAACCTGTCCCACTGGGTCGCCTCCCCCGGCTTCGAGGGCCTGCTGCTCTCCACCGTCGGCTCGGACAGCCGCCCGCTGTTCCTCCCGGACGCCACCACGGCGGGTCGGGTCGGCAGCATCTTCGGTCGCCCCGTCTACTCGACGAACGCGGCTCTCATCAAGTCGACCACCGTCGGCGACGACACCGCGATCGCTGGCGACTTCGCCAACTCGGCGATCTTCGGCACCGTCGAGGGCGTGCAGGTCGATATCAGCGACCAGGCCACCGTGAACGACGGAGGCACGCAGGTCAACCTGTGGCAGCGCAACATGTTCGCTGTTCGCGCGGAGATCGAGGTGGGCTTCATCACCCGCAACGTCAACCACTTCGTGCGGATCACCGACGGCGTTGTCGACACCCCGTGATCTCCCTCGGGCACCCGGTGACGGGTCACGAGATCAAGGTGGATGAGGCGTCGGTGGAGTTCTGGAAGGCCGCGGGGTACCGCGAGCTGGCCAAGCCGACCGCCAAGAAGGCGGCAGCCAAGAAGGCTGCGGCCAAGTCTGACAAGTAAGGAGGTGGCCCGTGCCGATCATCGTCCCTAGCGGTCTGATAACGGTTGATGACTTGACGCCCTTCGCGCAGATTGATGCTGCGAAGGCGCAGGCCATGATCGATGACGCTTTGGCGCTGGCGGCACGGGTCGCCCCCTGCATTACTGACCCGGCGTTTGCTTACCCGGACGCCGCGAAGGCGATTCTGCGCGGGGCGATCCTGCGTTGGAATGAGGCTGGCACTGGCGCTTTGCAGGCGCAGCAGGCCGGCCCGTTCGGTCAGACCGTTGACACCCGGCAGCAACGCCGCGGCATGTTCTGGCCGTCTGAGATCACGGAGCTGGCGAAGCTGTGCGCTGACAGTGCGGCCAGTGGTCGCGCTTACGAGGTGGACACGGCACCGGCTGGTGCTGGCGGCACCTACGGCGTCGACTACGTGTGGACCTCGACGACCACCACAACCCCGCTCTGATGTTCGCGTTCGGTGAGACGGTGACGCTGCTTGCGGCGGGCACTGTTGAGGACGAGTACGGCAACACGGTCGAGTCGTGGGATGCGCCCACCACGGTCGCGGTCGTGTCACACGTCGGAGTGGAGCCCCGCCCCGGTGGCGAGGACTTCCAGAATGACCGCAACGCCATCACTGACGGTTTCACGCTGTACGACCCGAGTAACGCGCTCGCGGTTGCGAAGGCCACGAACCGGGTCGAGGTGCGAGGCCGCGTGCTGCCGGTGCTGGGCGAGCCTGCCGTGTGGGCGTCTCCGCTGACCGGCTGGGCTCCTGGCGCGGTTCTACAGGTTGGGGGCGTCAGTGGCTAACGTGCGTATCCAGATGACGCAGGCTCAGGGCCGCTGGCTCCTGACCAACGAGGGCGTCCGCGCTGCGGTTGCCGCTGAGGCTGAGAAGGTTGCAGCTCGCGCCCGTGGCAACACCGATG